AACAGTTGACCAAACTTTTTAAAGACGTGCAGCGCAATTCTGCTGCCATCGCAAATAACAGTTTTCATGATAATTACAAGCAGTACGAGAACGTTAAGTACTCTCGACGCAAGAAACGAAGAAATAATTTTGAGCCACATATTGGTCTCTCATCTTTATCTATGGATTTTATTCTTAAAGGTGAATTACCTGACCAAATTGCTCGAGAAGTCGAAATTTTAATCGCCTTGTTTACAAACTTACGTGGCTGCAAAAACATTTCGGCCATGATGGCTTCACTTTTCCTTTATATTCAAACACACACTACTGGATCTGTTTCAAAACAAGTTTACACTTATGTGAAGGACTTGGTTGACAACATGACAGATTCTTATGAACATAGATCTAAGAGAGCAAATGAAATCTTAGATGATGCGTTTGATATGGATTTCAGCCCACATATTGGAGGCGATGATGCCGGAGATGCTCGACCAGAATTTTTGGAAATGTTGAGTTCTCTTAAAACCAATTGGCGAATGGTGGTAAATAATACTATTTTCGATAAGATTGCCAAGTTAGTAGGTGTGATAGTTACTTTAGGTCTATGTAATGTTACAGACCTTAACTTTCAAATTTGCGGCTTTAAACTTTTCGAAGAAGAAATTATTGAAAAACAAATGAAATCATCTGACATTGTGGAGGCTATTTTAAGTGTAGTCGAACATTTTGCCGAAGGCGCATGGACATGTTACTCTACTGGCTCGTTAAAACCCTTATTTTTGGGTTCAAACGAAGCCATGAAGATGGACCAAGATTATGTAGACGTAATGGCGATGTGGGACTTAGTTAGAAATGGAAATCTCAAGAAAATCAGAGGTTATGAGGACGTTGTATTCGACACAAAACTCGAAAAACTCATTGTAGAAATTAGAGTGATGATGAACCGCGCTCAACCCTTTGAAAAGAAAATGCTGTCAGATAAATTGTTCAATCTTACCAAAATGCAAAGTGATTATATCGCTATGAAGCTATCTGGAGAACTGAGAGCAGCACCTATTGCCCTTGAATTATTTGGCGGTAGTGCTCAAGGTAAAACAACATTGGGAGAAATTATTGAAGACATATTGTTGGCTAGTGCGCAATTGCCACT